GGTGAGGCCCGTCTGGGGCAGGGGGGCGGCGATGGTGATCCGTCCGATTTGCGGTCGGAAATCCGGGCCAAGATGAATGATCCGCGCTATTGGCGGGATCGTGATCCGGCCCTGATTGCCGAAGTCCAGGCGGGGTTCGCCCGCCTTAACAATACCTGATCAGTTACCTGCTTTGACGAGGGATAACGACGACATCACGGGCAGACGCCTTTGGTGATCGGGGCTCTGTGTCCCGATCATGAATTCCACGGATCCTGTTTTGGGATATCTCACATTTGATACAGGGGGTTAGTGATAATGAGCGATACGATCGATCAAAGTTTCATTGATCATTTTCAGGCCGATGTGCATCAGGCCTATCAGCGCATGGGCTCGAAACTGCGCAATACGGTGCGGGTCAAGAACGCGGTCAAAGGCGCCACCACGGTTTTCCAGAAAGTTGGCAAGGGCACGGCAACCACAAAGGCCCGCCATGGCAAGGTGCCGGTGATGAATGTCGATCACGAAGCGGTGCGCTGCGATTTGCGTGATTACTATGCCGGGGACTGGGTTGATGCGCTTGATGAACTTAAAATCAACCATGATGAAAAGATGGTTCTGGCCAATGCCGGGGCCTATGCGCTGGGCCGCAAAACCGACGAACTGATCATCAATGCCCTGGTGCAGACCGATGATCTGATCCCCGATAATGCGGAGGGCATGACACTTGAAAAAGTCATGATGGCATTCGAAGGACTTGGCGAACGCGATGTCCCCGATGACGGGCAGCGTTATGCGATTGTCGGCTGGAAACAGTGGTCAGAACTGCTTCAGATCGATGAATTTTCCAATGCCGATTATATCGGGGATGATGACCTTCCGTGGAAGGGGACGCAGGCCAAACGATGGCTCGGGACACTATGGATGCCGCATTCGGGCCTTCCGGTGGCAAGCGGCATTCGGTCCTGTTTCTGGTATCACCGTACCGCGATTGGCCATGCCATCGGGTCCGAAGTGCAGTCCGATATCACCTGGCATGGCGATCATGCGGCCCATTTCGTCAATAACTCGATGAGCCAGGGGGCGGCCCTTGTTGACGGGGATGGCGTGACCTGCCTGCAGGCCAAGGAATAGCTCGTCAGGTGCATTAGCAACCTTAACTTTTCTTACCATTGAAAAACACAGGAGCCCCTGAATGGCAGAAGGATTCAAAGCCAGAAACCTCAGTGTTCTGGCCTATGCCAACGGTTTTACCCTTTGGCATTACATCACCCCCGATCTTGCCGCCGATGTTGATACATCGGGTTATTTTGCCGATGCGCGCGACATGCTGCGCGTCGGCGATTTCATCATCGCCAATACCAATCGCGACGCCACCATGTCGGGCGGCCTGTTCGTGGTCGCAAGTTCCGGTGCGGCGGGCGTTGATGTCCGTGACATGACCGCGGTCGGCACGTCCAATACCGACTGAGCCAACATCTTTTTCCATCTTCCTCCCTCGACGCGACCCCGGTGGTATCGGCCATCGGGGTTTTCTTTTTCCAAGCAAGGAGACTGCCCATGCAGGGTACTACCCCGGTCGAATGTGAAATCCTCAATGTCATTCAGGGGGCTGGCATCTGGCCCGATTGTGATGACAAAACCCAGCTGCTTCAGGCGATCAATACCCTGATTTCCGGCGGCGGCAATGTCGGTGGTAACACTGTTATCATTGGCAGCGAAATCGGGTCGGTTTCGGCCTTTGCCATGCCGACAGCGCCGGAAGGCTGGCTGGTCTGTGATGGCTCGGCCATCTCGCGTACCGACTATGCCGATCTGTTTGCCGCGATTGGCACCGTCTGGGGTGCCGGAGACGAGATTTCCACCTTCAATCTCCCGGATCTTCGCGGCGAATTTGTCCGTGGCTTTGATGATGGTCGCGGTGTGGATGCGGGCCGTGTGTTTGGCTCGTGGCAGAAGCCAAGTATTGTCGGCTTTGACACCGGTCATGACTCGGTCTGGAGTGTTACAACCACGCTCACCTCTGGTGATGTAACCGGAGCTCTTGGTTATGAGGCATATGACGCCAGCGACTATTTGGATGGCGGTGTCGCAGGTACCCCAGGGCAAGCCAAAGAGAGTTTGCCGGGAGTGGCCGGAAATCAGGGTTACTCCGGTGCAATTCGTCCGCGCAACGTGGCGATGACCTATGCGATCAAGGCGTTCTATCCGCTTTCAGGCGCGTCTCAGTAAGGGTTTCCGATACCCCGCATTTAATTCGCCCTGGCAGGTTTTTCTTGCCGGGGTTTTGCTTTTTGATGTGATGGAGAGAACATGAGCAATACTTTTACCGTTTGCACGGAATACGAGATCTCCCAGTTTGCGGCTATTGCTGTGCCGACTGGTGCTTTGCTGCCGTTTGCTGGTGTAGTTGCGCCGAGCGGTTATCTGATCTGTGACGGTGGTGAGGTCAGCAAGGAACTTTTTGCTGATCTTTACGCGGTGATTGGTGACGCTTTTGGTGTTGCCGGTGTTGGGACCGATTTCAAGCTTCCGGATATGCGGGGCCGCGCGCCGGTTGGTGCTGGTCTGGGAGACGGTTTGTCAGACCGTGTTCTGGGTGCCTTTGGCGGAGAAGAAGCGCATCAACTGACCGTGGATGAAATGCCATACCTTAACCACGGTGGCGTGACATCAACTAATGGCAACCATAGCCACAGTGCCGTTGGCGGCTCGCCGTCAACCGGGGCTTTGATTGAAATGTCCGGCCAAGCATATCTGCGCAGTCAGGGCAGTGTATCAACGAGCTCTTCCGGGGCGCACAACCACACGATCTCGGCTCAAGGCGGCGATCAGCCACACAACAACATGCAGCCGTTTGTAGTGATCAATTACATCATCAAGGTGTGATTGTCGCACGACAGTGACAAGCCTTGCGGGGCCCGGATTTCCGGGCTCCGTTTTCTTTTGCGGAGGTTTTTTCATGGCACTCGGTGATATCGCGCTTTGTGCGCGCGCCATGGTGATGATCGGGGCAAGTCCGGTCTCATCCTTTGACGAAGACAGTGCCGAGGCCGAAATTGCCCGGCTGCTCTATCCGACGATCCGCGACGGGATGCTGGCAAGCTATCCGTGGCGGTTTGCCGCGCGCGGCGCGTGGCTTGCGCGATTGGTAACGGCGAATGACGGGCGCGATCCCGGCGATGGCAGCGCGTTGTTTGCCCTGCCACGCGATTTCATCCGGTTGCTGTCACTCGAAAATGAGGGTGGCAAAATCACCCGGTTCGAACTACGCGACCGGGCCGTGCTGTGTGCGGGGGAAACAGCACATCTTTCCTATGTGGCCCGACTGGCCGAGGGCAGTTTTCCGCCGTGGTTTGATCTGGCCCTGATTGCGCGGCTGGCAGCGGAATTTTGCCTGCCGCTGACCGAAAGCAGTGCCAGGGCGGAATATCTGTTCAAGCGATCGGAAGACCAGTTTCGCGAAGCCCGCCTTGCCGATGCCCAGCAATCGACCCCGCATGCGATTGATGATTTCTCACTGATATCGGCCCGCGGATAGGCCCGGGGGAAAAGCAGGCACGGATCGCTTTCGCAGCGATGACAGGTGCCACAACCGATACATGGGGCCAACGTCGATCCCGCACTGGCGGGGAACCTGATCCGCAAGTTCATCATCATACGCGACAGTCAAGCAGGGAGCGGCCAATGGCCCGCAGGGTTCTTGAGAAAAACACCTTTTCGACCGGGGAGCTGGCACCGGAATTGTGGGGGCGTTCGGATCTGAATGCCTATGCCAACGGGTCGGCACGTTTGCGCAATGTGTTTATCGAGCCGTCCGGCGGGGTAAGGCGCCGTCCGGGCACGCGCCTTGTTGGCGAGCTTGACGGGCCGGTGCGTCTTGTTCAGTTCGAATTCAATACCGAACAGACCTATATCCTGGCCTTTGGCGATCAGAAGGCCTTTGTGTTTGAAAACGGGGTCAATACCGTATGGTTTGAAACCCCGTTCGGGCCGGAACATCATGATCTTTTGAACTGGACGCAAAGTGCCGATACGCTTCTGGTGGTTCATCCCGATGCCCCGCCGGTGCGTATCAGCCGCACACAGGCCGGAAGCTGGCAGGTAACGTCCTGGGCCTGGCGGGCAACCGATCTGGTCACAAGCCAGCCGTTTTACAAATTCATCGACCCGGCAGCGACCATCACACCATCCGCCACCAGCGGATCGGTGACCCTTGTTGCCAGCATGGATATGTTTGACGCCAACCATGTCGGGACCCTGTGGCGGAT